TTAAATTTCATAGGCGATTGTTTTAATAAAAATCATGCTACTGTAATACACAATATTAGGAAGATAGAAAACTTAAAAAATTTTGATAGCAAGATAGCCGGTATTATAGAGCAGATTGAGTACGATTTAAAGAACTGTGTTAAGCAAATAGGAACTCAAATAGACTATTCAAAAAGAGATGAATTAATAGGGTTCTATTATAAAAATAATTAGTAAATAGTTTTTTAGTTTCAATTACAATATGTAAATTAGCTAAATGGAAAAGATAACAATCAATCCAGAAAAGACTTATACAAAGTCTGAATATCATAAAGTTTTTAAGGTTAGTAGGCCCACGATAGACAAAATGATAGAAGATAAACGTTTAAAGTCTGTAAAAATAAAAGGTGGGGTTATAATAATCCTATAATTTTTTTTCTTTAATAATTTAACAATTTGTAAAATGGCTAAAGAGCTACCATATTTTAAATTTTTTACAGGAGAGTGGGCTAATGGTGATATAACTTGTGAGAGTTATGAAGCTCAAGGATTATTTATAAATATCTGTTCTTTATATTGGAGTAAACAAGGTGAGTTAAAAGAGAAGCACGCTAGGAAGAAGTTTAAATGTGATGATTCTTTTAATGATCTTATAGAATCCGAACTTATAAAAGTGGAAGAAGGGAAACTAGTTATATCTTTTTTAGATGAGCAAATGTCTGAAACTAAACGCATTAGGCAAAAACAGTCTGAGGGAGGTAAGAATAGTCAACTTAAACGCAAGCTAAAGTCTACTTCAAGTATACCTAAAGACGACTTAAAGTATACTTCAAGTAATAAGATAAGAGAAGATAAAGATAAGAGAATAGAAGATAATACTAATAAAGCTAATTTATTTTATAAATGGTTTTTTGATCCTAGTAGACAGGCTAGTTTAGATAGGTTAATGATGAAGCACAATACTAATATTCCATTCTTAAAAGAAAGGTTGGTAGAGTTCTTAGATGTGGAAAAGGAAAAGTCAGAGTTTAAGGATAGGGATAACGGAGATATTAACCAACACTTTACTAATTGGCTTAAGCATAATCCTCCTAGAGAGTATGTGAATAAATCTAACAGACCTAAACTAACATTTGATTAATGAAAGATTATAGTAAATTTATAGATCCGTTAGATTCCTCACTAAATACCCTAGATAAAATAAGGACGGGTAATGTTGAGCGCGGACTTGGTATAGGTGTAGAGGAGTTCGATCAAAGGTTATTGTTTAAAAGAGGTCAATTTAATATGGGAATTGGTCATGATAACGTAGGTAAGACAGATTTAATTATGTGGTACTACGTTTGTTTATCTAAATTACATGGTATTAAGCATTGTATTTTTTCTAGTGAAAACAAGCCATACTCACTATTAAGAAAAATATTTAATTTTTGGACTGGTAAAAGAATAGATAGGGATTTTGTAAATAACGAAGCTTCTTATTTTAGATACCTTGAGGAAATTAAAGAGCATTTTAGTTTTATTAGAACAGATCAAAGGTATAGCGCATCAGAGATAATTGATATAATAAAACATCAAAATTGCGATACTGGTTTGATTGATCCATTTAACTCTTTAAAATCTAATGGGGGAAATAAGCATGAAGAGGACTATGAAGTATGCGCGGATATTAGAACAATGTGCCTACAAACTAATAAAACCGTTTATGTAATGGCACATATTGCCTCTCAGTTTGCTAGAATGACTTATCCAATGGAACATGAATACAAAGGACATTTAGTACACCCAGAAAAAAGTTATGTAGAGGGAGGGCAGAAGTTCGCTAACAGAGCAGACGACTTTCTAAGTATCCATAGAATGACTCAGCACCCAGATTTATGGAATGTAACAGAGTTACACGTTAGGAAAGTTAAAGAAACAGAAACAGGGGGAAGTGTAACGTACAAAGATGAGCCTATAAAATTAAAAATGGTTGACAGGTGTAAGTTTGAAATAAACGGTAAAGACCCATTACAAAACGAAACCCCTACTAATTTTGAGCTAGATTATCCAAAAAACAACGCTTTAGATAGTTTTATAAACGCAGGAAACTTAGAAGATGATGAACTCCCATTTTAACAAAAAAGATTTAAAACCGTTTGTGAAGCATTTAAACGCTGTTAGAGGCAATTTAACAGATGAATTGGTATGTAGATATATAAATTCAAATATAAGCGCTCTAAAGGCATCTAAATACGCTTTAATGGAAAAGTATAAAGAGAAGGGAATTAAAAACCAATTTACAGAAGCTTTGAATAATGATATTTTAATGGTTCATGAGCTTGAATTGTATATCATCGAGTTACAAAAACGTATAAAGCAAACTAATGAGTATTTAAAATCACTAAATAATTTTTGTAAATAAAAAAAAGTTTTTACATTTGAATAAATTAAATAGTTATGGAAAATCAAAAACAAAGGCTGCTCGCCTATTTAGAGCAAGGCGAAACAATTAATCCTTTAAAAGCATGGAATGAGCTTGGAATTTATAGACTAGCTTCTAGGATATGCGATTTAAGGAAAGAAGGTGTCGAAGTTAAAGATAGATGGTTAGACGTTTCTAATCGTTATGGAGAATTTGTGAAAGTTAAACAGTATTATTTATAGTTATGGATTATCAAGAATTTTTAAAGACAAAAGAAAAAAGTCATATATCAAGTGGTTTTGATATTGATGAAAGTAAACTAAATGTAAACTTATTCGACTTTCAAAAATTTACAGTTAAAACAGCTTTAAAAAAAGGTAGATTTGCAATATTCGCTGATTGTGGTTTAGGTAAAACTTTAATGCAGCTTAGTTGGGCTAATGAAGTTTATAATTATACTGGTAAAAAAGTATTAGTATTAGCACCTTTAGCAGTAGTAGAACAAACTAAAGACGAAGCTAAAAAGTTTAATATTGATTTAGATAGTTTTGATATTACAAACTATGAGCAATTAAAAAATATAGATTGTTCTGTTTATTCAGGTGTAGTATTAGATGAATCTTCTATTTTGAAAGGTAGAGATGGGAAGTTATCAAGATTTATTATTGATACTTTTAAAACAACACCTTATAGATTAGCTTGTACTGCTACTCCATCTCCAAACGACCATATGGAATTAGGGCAGCACGTTGAGTTTTTAGGATTAGATACATATGACAATATGAAGTCTATGTTTTTTGTTCAAGATCAAAAGATTAAAAGTAATGATAAGTGGAGATTAAGAAAACATGCTAAGGATGATTTTTGGAAGTATGTATGTACTTGGAGTATTTCTATTGATAATCCAAAAACACTAGGATTTAATCATGATGGTTATGATTTACCAGAAATAGAATACATTGAACATATTATTCCTGTTGAAAACAACACTAATAATTTATTTGGAGATGTAGCAGTTTCAGCAACTGAGCTAAACAAAGATTTAAGAAGAAGTTTAGACAGTAGAATTATTAAAACAAATGAAATAATACAATCTAATCCATATGAACAGTTTATAGTATGGGGATTACAAAATGCTGAAACTGATGCCTTAAATAAATTAATTGAAGAATCTGTAAACGTACAAGGATCTGATAAACCAGAAGTAAAAGCTAAAAACTTAAATGGATTTGCTAAAGAAGAATTTAAAAGATTAATAACTAAAACTTCTATTGCTTCATTTGGTATGAATTACCAACAATGCCATAATATGATATTTTGTTCTTATGATTTTAAGTTTGAGCAATTCTATCAAGCTGTTAGAAGATGTTATAGATTTGGACAAAAAGAAAAAGTAAAAGTCCATCTATTAGTACCAGAATCACAGAAAAACGTAAGAAAATCAATTTTAGAAAAAGAAAAAAAACACAAAGAAAAACAAAAAGAAATGGCTAAGTATTCAAGTAATGCAGATTATAAATCTGATGTAGAAAAAGTAATAGTTAAACAAAAGGAAGTTAAAGAAAAAAACTACTGGCTAATAAATGGGGATTGTAATGAAGAAATAAAAAAAATAAAAACTGAAAGTATAGATTATTCATTTTTTTCTCCTCCTTTTAAGGATTTATATACTTATTCTGATGATCCTAGAGATTTGTCAAACGTAACTAGTGATGATGAGTTTTATAATCATTTTAGATATTTAGTTCCTGAGTTATTTAGAGTTTTAAAAAAAGGTAGATTACTATCTATGCATATAATGCAAGGAACTACTTCAATAGGTAAAGATGGGTATTTATCAATAATAGATTTTAGGGGAGAGTTAATTAGATTATTTCAGGAAAATGGATTTATATTTCACGCTGAAAAAATGATACGTAAAAATCCTCAACTAGCAGCTGTAAGAACTAA